TCTACTCTAGTGGTGCTAAATAGGTCCTACATAGCCCCTCGTGTGCTTTCTTTTTAAGAAATATGCCTATTATTTAAGCACTTGATAGTAACTGATAATGATTATCATTTGCTACTGACTACTGAGTCATTAGTGTAGACTTGATAGGGGGGGAGGGGTCAGGCTTGTGTGATTACTTTTGTGGGAGCCTCTAAAGTACACAAAAAAGAAGGTGAAGACCTTCTGTAAAGTCAGTAAAGGACTTGCTTAAAAAAGAGGCACTATAGACAATAAAAGTCTAATGAAATCATAGAACTTAACATAATAATTGGGGACAGGTTAACCTATGGAGATAACGGACACAGGAGCCCTGTCATAGGATCTCATGAGTGGGCTATGAAAGTGGACACAAGAGGCCTATGAAGATAGGATCTAGAGTCTACACTCTAATCATGTAAGACTATAAAATAAACATGATAAAGTACTTGACATTTGAGAAATAGCCTGTACAATATTCTACATAGGTTATCCTATCAGGAACTCAAATGAAGACTTTGTAGACAGGCTACTCAGTTAAATACAGGAAGTTCTTAATGAGTTACTAGATTGACCTGTGTTTCACGAAAGTGGACACAAGAGGGCATAAAGTAAGTAATACTTCATTAAGATTCCTGTCTTATAAGACATTAAGAAATGTCTTAGATCTTTAAAGTACTCATAGTAGTGGGTATCCCATACTGTACCCTAATCATATATTAGTCTATCTCCTACAAGGACAAAGATGGCAAGACCTAAGAAAACAGAGCTAGCAGCGGTAAAGAACAAGAACAAAGGGGTCATAGGTAGACCCAAAGGTGATAAAGCTATCATTGACGAGTACAAGGCTCGTATGCTTAATTCCCCTAAGTCAGCTAAGGTGTTAGAGGCTATCCTCAATGCTGCCCTAGATGATGAACATAAGAACCAAGCTGCTGCATGGAAGCTAGTCGTAGATAGGATCATCCCCGTAAGTGCCTTTGAACAAACGAAGCAGGGCGGTAGTGCTCCTACTGTTAGCATTAATATTATGGGTCTTGGTCAAGCTAGTGCAGTGGTTGAGCAAGATGATGTCCAAGTTGACATCCAAGATGTAAGTCCTAGGGACGTAGAGGCTCGATATGACGAGTCTTAACTTTGAACTCTTAAAGTGGCAGCAGACTGTCTTTGCTGATAAGCATCGCTTTAAAGTGGTTGCAGCAGGTCGTCGCTGTGGTAAGTCTAGGCTCTCCGCAGTGACCCTGCTCATTGAAGCTCTGAACTGTCCTGAAGGGTCAGCTGTGATGTACATAGCTCCTACCCTCGGACAGGCTAGAACAATTATGTGGGACTTACTCAATGACTTAGGTAGACAAGTCATCAAGTCCTCCCACGTGAACAACTTGGAGATCACTCTTGTCAACGGTAGGAAGATTCTCGTTAGAGGTGCTGATAACCCTGATTCTCTACGTGGTGTATCTCTTACCTATGTGGTACTAGACGAATGTGCCTTTATCAAGGAAGACGTATGGCAGAAGATCATCCGAGCTTCCCTGTCAGATAAGAAAGGTAGAGCCTTGTTCATTTCCACCCCTAGTGGACGTAACTGGTTCTACGATGTCTTCAAGCTAGGTCAGGACAATGATGAAGAGTGGCAGTCATGGCACTTTACCACTAGAGACAATGAAACCATTGATCCTAAAGAGATTGATGCTGCTGAGCGTACTCTAAGCTCCTTTGCCTTCAAGCAGGAATACTTGTCTTCCTTCGACAATGCTGGACAAGAGGTATTCAAAGAGGAATGGTTGAAGACCTCAGCTGAGCCTAGCTACGGTGAGTACGTAGTAGCTATTGACTTAGCTGGCTTCGAGGAAGTGGGTAAGAACCCCGGTGCTGCTAAGTCTAGATTAGATGAATCAGCTATAGCCATCGTCAAGGTAGAAGACAACGGTAACTGGTGGGTCAAGGAGATCATAGCTGGTAGATGGGATATTAAGGCTACAGCAGCTAAGATCTTGAACGTAGTACGTGAGTATAAGCCTATCTCTATCGGCATCGAGAAGGGTGCTTTAAAGAACGCTGTAAGCCCTTACCTCAATGACTTGATGAGGAAGAACAATGTCTACTGCCATATCTCAGACCTGACACACGGTAACAGGAAGAAGCAAGATAGGGTTGTCTGGTCCTTACAGGGGCGCTTAGAGCACGGTCGTATCTCCTTCAACGAGGAAGAGGATTGGAAGGAAACCTTCGATCAGATCATGATGTTCCCCACAGCAGGGGTTCATGATGACAGGGTTGATGCTCTTTCGTATATTGACCAATTAGCTGTTACTAGCTACCAACAAGATTACGAAGAAGATGATTGGGAACCCTTGGACAGTGTAAGTGGGTTCTGATATTAAGGAAAAATATGGCTGATATGTTCGCAGACCTTCAAGGCATGGGTCTAACTCCTCAGGAGCTTAACAAGGTTGCCTATCATCGTTCTAATATGGGTAAGCCCGGTGTAGACGAAGAGGGTCGTCCTGTCACTATCTATGCCACAGGTATCCAGATTCCTGAAGGTCCATTGAAAGGTCAGTTTGTATCTGTCCCCGGCTACGTAGGTGGAAAGATCGTTAACGATGATGACGCTCTGTGGAAGATCTGGCAAAAGGACATCTTAGCCGGTAAATGGCCTGTCTACCCTACATCTAAAGAACTGAACGCTAGGGACGCATGGTTGCATCAGATCATGGACAAAGATAGCGAAGAGATGGTTAACAAGAATAAACCTTATGAGGCTATGGACAGTTTGTTCTATAAAGATCCTCTAGGTTTTACAATCAAATAACAGTTGACAAAGTAAAACAAACAGTTATAATTTATCCTTTAAGGAGTACTTTATGACGGTTTGGAAAAATGAACTTAGCAACATTCAAAAACTATCTGATGATGGTTGGACTCTTGACGCAATAGGTGATGAGTATGGTGTCAGTAAACAACGTATTTATCAAGTCCTCACAAAGTTTGGCTTATCTACACCTATTAAAACAAGAAAGAACTTTTTAAAGGACCGAAGCCCGGCTGTTTACTGGTTAAACACTAAGTTATCTAATAAAAAAGTCAACAAAGAAGATCGTTTATACCTATTGGAAACTTTAGAATTACCTGAAAAATGTCCAATTCTAGGCTATGTTTTAAAGTACGAGGGTACTGGCGGCTATCGAGACGAAACCTGCCCTTCTTTAGATCGAATTGATAGCTTAAAAGGATACGAAATTGGTAATCTGCAGGTCATAAGTTGGAGAGCAAACCGAATAAAAAACGATGCTACACCTGAAGAGCTTCAAAAAATAGCAGATTACATGAATAAAACTAAATAAAAAGCTTGCATTTGTACACAAAATAGTGTATAGTGCGTTTAACTACGTAGGAAAACCTATATAAATTATGATTAATACAGATAACAACGAAGGCACTAAATGGGAAGAACCTAGTGACTCCGACAAAGAGTTAACTCAGTTCGTGGTGGACCATTGTGATCGTTGGCGTGATTACCGCGATACCAACTTCCTAGATGCTTGGGAAGAGTATGAGCGTATCTTCCGTGGACAATGGGCTGCTAACGATAAGACACGTGAATCCGAGCGTAGTCGCTTAGTCTCCCCTGCTACCCAACAGGCTGTAGAGACTCGCCACGCTGAGATCATGGAAGCTATCTTCGGTCAAGGTGACTTCTTCGACATCGAGGATGACCTCCAAGACGTTAACGGTAACGACATCGACGTAGAGGTCTTGAAGGCTCAGTTGATGGAAGACTTCGATAAGGATAAGATCCGTAAGAGTATCGACCAGATTGAACTCATGGCTGAGATCTACGGTACAGGTATCGGTGAGATCGTAGTCAAGGATGAGATTGAGTACAAGCCAGCTACTCGTCCTATCCCCGGCGTACAAGGCCAAGCTGCCATTGGTGTCTCTGAGACTAAGCGTACAGCTGTTAAGATCGTTCCTGTCAACCCTAAGAACTTCTTGTTTGACCCTAACGGTACATCCATTGAAGAGTGTATGGGTGTTGCCATTGAGAAGTACGTATCCATGCACAAGATCGTCAAGGGTATGGAAGACGGTATCTATCGTAAGGTAGACATTGGTCCTATGTACTCTGAGGATAGCTTGGAAGCTACTCAGGAGTCCACTCAGTTCAAGGATGACAAGGTTAAGCTCCTGACGTACTACGGCCTAGTGCCACGTGAGTACCTCATGCAGCTGGAGAATGACGGTGAGGAAGTTGTAGACTTGTTCCCTGAAGACTCCACAGCTGATGACTACGCTGACTTGGTGGAAGCTATCATCGTTATCGGTAATGACTCTATGCTCCTCAAGGCAGAAGAGAACCCTTACATGATGAAGGACCGTCCTGTTATCTTGTATCAAGACGACACAGTGCCTAATCGTTTGTTGGGTCGTGGAACGATTGAGAAGGCCTACAACATGCAGAAGGCAGTGGACGCACAGATCCGTAGCCATTTGGACTCGTTGGCCCTCACAAGTGCTCCTATGATCGCTATGGACGCTACTCGTTTGCCTCGTGGTGCTAAGTTTGAAGTGAAACCCGGTAAGGCTATCTTGACTAACGGTGCTCCTCAAGAGATCTTGTTCCCATTTACCTTCGGTCAGACAGGCACTAACAACCTAGCTACCTCTAAAGAGTTTGAGCGTATGTTGCTCCAAGCTACAGGTACTCTGGACTCTCAAGGCATGGTGTCTTCTGTGTCTCGTGACGCTGGTCAAGGTGGTATTTCGATGGCTGTTGCCTCGATTATCAAGAAGTACAAGCGTACTCTGACCAACTTCCAAGAAGATTTCCTGATGCCTTTCATCAAGAAGGCTGCTTTCCGTTACATGCAGTTCGATCCTGAGCGTTATCCCTCAGTTGACATGAACTTTACCCCTACAGCTACTTTGGGCATCATGGCTCGTGAGTACGAACAACAGCAATTTATCTCTCTGTTGCAGACTCTCGGCCCTAATACTCCTGTTTTACCTGTTATCTTGAAGGGTATCGTACAGAACAGCTCTTTGAGCAACCGCTACGAGATGATGGCTGAGCTGGAGAAGATGGCTCAACCTAATCCTGAGCAACAACAAGCTCAAATGATGCAAGATCAGCTCAAATTACAGCTTGCACAGGCTCAGTTGGCTCTCATTCAGGCTCAAACAGCTGAGAAGATGGCTAACGCACAGCAGACACAGGTTGAGACACAGATGGCTCCTGTGGAACTACAAGCGAAGATGGTTCAAGCAGCCTCTACTAACCTGAATCAAGGCGATGACTTTGAAAGACGCTTGAAATTAGCTGATTTGATGCTCAAAGAGAAGAATGTGAACCTCAAAGTAGAGGATATTGCCTCCAATGAGCGTATCGCCATGATGCAAATGGCACGTAAGTCAAATAATTTACAATAAGTACTACAAAAGGGGTTGACAAAGTCATTAAAGTACTATACAGTACACCCTTATTAACTATTAGGTTCTCCTAACATGGATAAAGAACTACAACAATTTTACGAGGATGCTTTCTCAATGATGTCCACTCAAGGGTGGAAAGATCTGATGGAAGACATCGAGCGTGTAAAGAATAGCTACGACAAACTATCTGCTGTCACGGAAACACACCCATTAGACTTTCGTCGTGGACAGTTGGATATTTTGAACTGGTTATACGGCCTTAAAGGGCTGTACGAGAAGGCATGGGAAGAGATTCAGATTCAAGAAGAGGGGTCACATTAAATGGCTCGTCGTATATTTGAATTCTTATGTGCTAACTCACACCGTACTGAGTCTTTGGTTGACGACAGTGTTACACACCTGCATTGCAGTAAATGTGGAGCTGAAGCAGCGAAGATCATCAGTGCAACACGATTGAATTTAGAAGGTTGTACGGGCTCTTTCCCAACTGCCTCTGATTCATGGGTTCGTAAGCGAGCTGAAAAGTTAGCCCAAGAACAAAAGCAGAACTCATAAGTCTTACAAGACCGAGTTTATTTTAAAGACTCCTAGAACCACGATAGTGGCAGGAAAGGGACGATATGTTAGTTGACAATGAAGAAGAGATGCAAGGTAGTTTTGACCAAGTAGGCGCTACTGACGAAACTGAGAAAGTTATTACGGAGGCTCCAAAAACTGAGGAGCCAGAAGTCAAGATCCCTGAAAAGTATCAGGGTAAATCTGTAGACGACATTATCCGTATGCACCAAGAGGCTGAGAAGCTCATTGGTAAACAAGCTCAGGAGGTTGGTGAGGTACGCAAACTTGCTGATGAATTGATTAAGCACAATCTCTCTACTAAGCAACAAACTGTTGTAGAAGAGCCTGAAGTAGATTTCTTTGAAGATCCTCAGAAAGCAATTCGTAACACAGTCGATAAACATCCGGATGTACTCGCAGCGCGTCAAGCGACACAAGAGTTCAAACGTATGAATATTCAACAAAAGCTTGCACAAGCACATCCTGACTTTCAACAGATTGTTCAGGATACAGGGTTCACTGAGTGGGTAAAAGCCTCTCCAGTGCGTCTAGGTTTGTACGCTAAAGCTGATGGTGAGTTTGATTTCGACAGTGCCAATGAGTTGTTGTCTACCTTTAAACAGTTGAGGCAAGTTCAGACTAAGCAAGTCGCTGCTGTGGATAATACGGCGCGTCAGCAGTCTCTCAAGGCAGCAAGTGTTGACACAGGTGGTACAGGCGAGAGTTCTAAGAAGGTCTATCGGCGAACCGACCTTATTCGGCTAAAGATGACAGACCCTGCACGTTATGAAGATCTGCAACCAGAGATCATGGCGGCTTATGCAGAAGGTCGAGTCAAGTAAAAACACTATTTGTAAACATTTAAAGGACTTTTTAAAATGGCACTCGGTACTAATCACGTAACCACCACCACAGCAGCTAACTTCATTCCAGAAATTTGGAGTGATGAAATTGCAGCTGCTTACAAGAAAAACCTCGTTGCTGCGAACCTCATCAAGAAGATGTCGTTCAAAGGCAAGAAAGGTGACACCGTTCACATTCCAGTTCCTACCCGTGGTTCTGCGTCTGCTAAGGCTGCTTCGACTCAAGTAACGTTGATCGCTGCAACTGAAGGCGTTGTGGACATCTCGATCAACAAACACTATGAATATAGCCGTTTGATCGAAGACATCGTTGAAGCTCAAGCTCTCAGCTCTATGCGTCAGTTCTACACTGATGATGCTGGTTACGCTTTGGCTAAACAGATCGACACCGACATCATCCAGTTGGGTCGTTTGGCTAACGGTGGCTCTACCGGCGCTCGTTACGGTTCTGCCTACATCGGTGGCGACGGTACTACAGCGTTTGACTACACTGCTAACACCAACACTGGCAACGCCTCTGCTTTGACTGATGCTGCTATCCGCCGCACTATTCAACGCTTGGATGATTCTGACGTTCCTATGGACGGTCGTTTCTTCGTGATCCCTCCTTCAAGCCGTAACACTTTGATGGGTTTGAGCCGTTACACTGAACAAGCCTTCGTTGGTGAAGTTGGTTCTGGCAACACCATCCGCAACGGTGAAGTGGGTAACTTGTACGGTATGGGTGTGTTTGTGTCTAGCAACGCTGACCACGCTTCTGCTACTTCTGCTTACCCTGCTTCTGGCACTTCGATCGCTCGTGTGTGCTTGATGGGTCACAAGGACAGCTTCGCTTTGGTGGAGCAAGTTGGTATCCGTTCACAAACTCAGTACAAACAAGAATACCTCGGTACTCTGTTCACTGCTGATACTTTGTACGGTGTTGGCGAGTTGCGTGACTACGGTGCAGTTGCACTGGTTGTTCCAGCTTAATAGCTAAAC